GAGTTTACACCGAGCAGAGGAAATGATAAGATTGCGAGAGTAAATGCTGTTACAGATTTATTTGCGTCAGGGGTTATTTGGGCCCCAGATACAAGATGGGCGCAAGAAGTTATAGAGGAGGCCGCATCTTTTCCAGCAGGAGAGCATGATGACTATGTGGATTCAATGACTCAAGCGTTATTAAGATTTAGAAAAGGTGGATTTGTAAGATTGCATTCAGATGAAGAGGATGAAGAAATACCGTGGTGGAAGAAACGTAAAGCAGCATATTATTAAAGGATAAATTATGGCTATAGATAAAGCAGTTCAGATCGGGGTAGCAGCTGAAGCTGGAAAAGATATCGAACTAGAAGTTAAAGACGATAAAAATCCAGAAGAAGATGTAGCTATTGAAATTAACGATGATGGTACCGTAGATATTAATCTAGGTGGTGAAGGTATTGATAGCCCTTTTGAAGGTGAGTTCGATCAAAACCTAGCAGAAGTTGTAGATACAGACACACAAGAACAAATGGTTGATGATTTAGTTGGTTTGTATGAAGCTGATGACGAGTCACGTTCTGATTGGAAAAAGACTTATGAAGATGGTCTAGAATTATTAGGATTAAAGATAGAAGAAAGAACTGAGCCTTGGGATGGCGCATGTGGTGTATTTCATCCATTATTATCTGAAGCAGTTGTACGTTTCCAATCTGAAGCTATTACAGAAACATTCCCCGCCGCTGGCCCAGTTAAGACAAATATTCTAGGTACAAACGATAGAGAAACTGAGAAAGCTGCTGAGGCTGTTCGTGATGATATGAACTATAGACTCACAGAACAAATGACAGAATATAGACCAGAGCATGAGAGAATGCTATGGAACCTTGCAATATCTGGTTCTGCATTTAAGAAAGTTTATTTTGACCCAGCTCTAGGTAGACAGACAGCACAATTTATCCCAGCAGAAGATTTAGTTGTAGCTTATGGCTCATCTGATATTACAACTGCTAGTCGTGTAACGCATATTATGCGTAAATCAGAGAATGAAGTTAAGTTTTTACAGGTTAATGGTTTCTATGCACCTGTAGACTTAGGTGATCCAGGGTTTATCCGTACATCTATACAGAAGAAAAAAGACGAAGTAGAAGGTGTAGACGTATCTGAGGATGATAGATATGAGTTATTAGAGATGCATGTAGAGTATGATTTAGGTGAAGACCCAAATCAAATAGCACTTCCTTATGTTGTGACTATTGAGCGTAACTCTATGCAGATTCTTTCTATCTATCGTAATTGGAATCAAGAAGATAAACTAAGACGCAAACGTAATCACTTCGTACATTATACTTATATACCAGGATTTGGATTTTATGGATTTGGACTTATTCATTTACTTGGCGGGCATGCTAAGTCTAGTACTTCTTTACTTCGACAGTTAGTTGATGCAGGAACTTTAAATAATTTACCAGGTGGATTGAAGACTAGAGGTCTTCGTATTAAAGGTGATGATACCCCCATAATGCCAGGAGAGTTTCGGGACGTAGACGTTCCAGGTGGTAAGATTCTTGATAATATAACATTCCTCCCGTATAAAGAGCCATCACAAACTCTTTTGGCATTGTTTCAAAATGTTGTTGACCAAGGTAGAAGTATGGCGGCAATCTCTGACTTTAAATCAGTGGATTTAAATAGTGAAGCACCTGTAGGAACGACTCTTGCAATACTAGAGAGAATGTTAAAAGTTATGAGTGCTGTACAGGCTCGTATGCATAACACCATGAAAATGGAGTTTAAACTTCTTAAAAACATTATCGAAGATAATACTGACAATCCAGTATTAGTAAAACAGTATTCTGATATAGAAGTTATCCCAGTTAGTGATCCTAATGCTTCAACTATGTCTATGCGTGTAGTTCAGTATCAAGCAGCTATTCAATTAGCACAACAAGCACCACAATTATATGATTTACCTAAGCTACATCAGCAGATGTTACATACATTAGGTATTAAGGATGCAGCAAAACTTGTACCTACACCAGAGGATATGACACCGAAAGACCCAGTATCTGAAAATATGGCAATAATGACTAGTAAACCTGTTAAAGCATTCCTTTATCAGGATCATAAAGCACATATTGAGACACATATGACAGCTTTACAGAACCCACAGATACAACAATTAATAGGTCAAAACCCTATGGCTAGAGCAATACAAGGCGCATTAATGGCACATATAGCAGAACATGTATCTATGCAATACAGAGGTGAGGTTGAGAAACAAATGGGTGTAGAACTACCTCCACCAGATCAACCAATGCCAGAAGAGATGGAAACAAAATTATCTCAATTAATGGCTAGAGCATCTCAGCAAGTATTACAAGAATCAGCAGCTCAACAGCAACAAGCTCAAGCACAACAAGCAGCTCAAGACCCTATGATTCAGATGAAACAAGCTGAATTAGCACTAAAAGAGGCAGAACAGCAAAGAAAAGCACAGAAAGATTTCGTTGATGCGGCACTTAAAAACGAGAAGATTGAGGCTGATAAAGCTATTGCTGGTGCTAAATTAGGGGTTGAATTAGCTAAAGAAGAGAAAAATACTGAGTTAGAAGGTATTAAACTTGGTTCAGAAATCGTTAAAAATATGAATAAGGGGAGTTAATGAGTATCGAGGAGGAATATAAAAAAGAGTTACGTAAGTTAATGAATGATTACGCTGACACTGTTTCGACAGGTGGCGCACAGGACTTTCCACAATATCGGTATCTTGTGGGAGTGATAGAGGGGTTGGCAATAGCCGAAAGAGCTTTTCTTGATTTAATTGATGCCGCAAATAAAAGTGAGGATATATAATGACTACAGCAGTCACAAGCAATGGTATAGACGTTGACAGTACCTTAAAAAGAGTTGACGAATTAAAAGATAAATCTCTCAGACTACCACAACCAGCAGGTTATAAAATGTTAGTCGCCTTACCGAAGATAGAAGAAAAAACATCAGGTGGTATTATCAAAGCCTCTAGCACTATAGAGAAAGAGACTAATGCTGCAAATGTTGGTTTTGTTATATCTCTAGGTACCGATGCTTATAAGGATAAAGAGAAGTTTCCTAATGGAGCTTGGTGTAAAGAAGGAGATTTTGTTGTAATGCGTTCTTATTCTGGAACCCGTATGTATATAGACGGAGAAGAGTTTAGAATGTTAAACGATGACGCTATCGAAGGTGTTGTTGCAGACCCACGTGGCTTTTCACGTGCATTATAGGAGTTAACTATGGCAGAGCAAGAAAAAGAAACTCAAGAAGTTGAGGCTAAAGAAACTGAATCTAACTATGAAATTGTTGATGATACTCCAGAAGAGGATAAGAATGTAGAACCATATGATGGTGACGCAGAACCTACCCCTGATGAGTTAGACAAATATAGTGGTAAAGTAAAAAATCGTATAGAAAAACTTACTAAACGATACCATGATGAGCGTAGGGTAAAGGAAAAGAAAGAAAAAGAAGCAAGAGAAGCCTTTAACTATGCTAAGTCCTTACAAGACGAAAATAAAAGATTAAGAGAGAATTTATCTAAAGGTGAAGATACTCTCTTAAAAGAAGCTAAAGCTAGAGCAGACGCAGAGTATTTATCAGCTTCAGAAGCTTATAAAAAAGCCTATGAAGATGGTAATTCTGAGAATATGGTTGATGCTCAAAGACGTATAGCTGAAGCTACACTTGCTAAAAACAAGTGGAAAGAATACCAACCAAAGTATAAAAAGGATGAAAATCCCGAAAATTCCGAAAATACTTTACAAAACGACCCAAATAAGGTATATAATAGTAATCAAGTACCCGCTCCTGATGAAAAAGCGACTGCGTGGTTCGAGAAGAATCCGTGGTTCGGGGAAAATAAAGTTATGACTGCTGGTGCATATGCAATACACCAGGATTTAGTCGAAAGCGGTGTTGACCCTCGCACAGATAAATATTACGAGACAATAGACACTAGGCTTCGGCAAGAGTTTCCAAGCTACTTTGATAAAGGTAGTGAGGAGATTGATGACACGACTGAAGTGGTTACGGAAGAACCTACTACTAAAAGTCGCACGCCTAATGTCGTTGCTCCTGTCAAACGGGCCCCTTCTTCCAAGAAGATTAGACTTACTCAAACACAAGTGAGTATAGCAAAACGATTGGGTGTACCTCTAGAAGAGTACGCAAAACAAGTAGCCCATCTAAACAACTAATTAATAAAGGAGATTATAATGCCTCGTAAAGATAGAGAGTTAAACACAAGAGAAAAAACAACTCGTGTAAAAAACTGGGTTCCACCTCAACAATTACCAGACCCAAAGCCTCAAGATGGATTTCGATTCCGTTGGGTAAGAATTTCATTATTAGGGCAGTCTGATGACAGAAATGTTTCAGTCAAATTTCGTGAAGGTTGGGAACCAGTAAAAGCAGAAGAACATCCAGAGATTGTTACCCAGTATGGTTTTAACGGTAATAAAGATGGCAACATCGAATCTGGTGGACTTTTACTTTGTAAGATACCATCTGAAACTGCTGAGAGTAGAAATGAGTATTATGCTAATCAAAACTCACAACAGATGCAGGCGGTAGATAACAATTTTATGCGGGAAAACAATCCTCGTATGCCGCTTTTTAGTGATAAACGTTCGACTGTTTCCCGTGGAACAAAATAATTATTAGGAGTTTATTATGGCTTATCCAACTGTTGATGCTCCATACGGTTTAGTCCCAATTAATTTAATTGGTGGCCAACCTTATGCTGGCTCTACAAGGCAGATGAAGATCGCTTCTAACTATGGCACTGATATCTTTAATGGTGATGTCGTCAAGCGTGCAGCTGACGGTACTGTCCAAAAAGAAACAGGTACAGCCACAGTTACTGCCACAGGTGTAATTGGTGTTTTTGTAGGTGTTTCTTACACTGACCCAAATACAGAACAAAAAGTATTTAAGCAATATTACCCAGCTAGTACAGTAGCTTCTGACATTATGGCTTATGTGGTCGATGACCCAGACGCTTTATTTAAAGTTGCTGTTGTATCTTCTGGTACAACTATTGCAGGAACCGCATACGGTTCAATTGGAAGTAACGCAGCATTAGTGCAAAACACAGGAAGTACCAAAACTGGTAATTCTAAAGTTGCTATTGGCAGCGTTAATACTACACTATCATTACCATTAAGGATTGTTGACGTAGTCCATGAGACTGAAGATTCATCTGGTAATTACCCCGAAGTAATCGTTAAGTGGAACACACCTTATGAGAACAGTAATGTTGCTACAGGTGGTCACGCTTATATGACTGCTACAGGCTTATAATAAGGAGTATAAATAATGGCTATATCACGTGCACAATTATTAAAGGAACTCCTACCAGGTTTGAATGCCTTATTTGGTTTGGAGTATCAAAAATATGGGGAAGAGCATAAAGAAATCTTTGACCAAGAATCTTCAGAAAGAAGTTTTGAGGAAGAAGTAAAGCTCTCAGGTTTCAGTGCAGCACCAGTTAAAGACGAAGGTGCAGCAATATCTTACGACAATGCTCAAGAAGCATGGTCTGCTAGATACAACCATGAGACAATTGCTCTTGGATTTTCAATTACAGAAGAAGCTATGGAAGATAATCTGTATGACAGCTTATCAAGCAGATACACTAAAGCTCTTGCTAGAGCAATGGCGTATACAAAGCAAGTTAAAGGTGCTGCAGTTCTTAACAATGGCTTCAATAATAGCTACGTAGGTGGTGACGGTGTTGAGTTATTCTCTACAGCTCATCCACTTGTTTCTGGTGGTACAAACTCAAACGAGCCTTCAACTAACGTTGACTTGAATGAGACTTCACTAGAAGCTGCTATTATTCAGATCGCTGGTTGGACAGATGAGAGAGGTTTACTAATCGCATCTAGACCACTTAAGATGATCGTTCCTCCAAACTTACAGTTTGTTGCTACAAGACTCTTAGAGACTGAGCTTAGAACTGCAACTGCGGATAACGACATCAATGCGGTTAGATCAATGGGAGCTATCCCTCAAGGTTACACTGTGAATCACTTCTTAACAGATACTGATGCATGGTTCTTGAAAACTGATGTACCTAACGGTATGAAGTATTTTGTCAGAACTCCAATGCAAACAAGCATGGACGGAGACTTTGATACAGGTAACGCTAGATACAAAGCTCGTGAAAGATACAGCTTCGGCTGGTCTGACCCATTAGGTATGTGGGGTTCACAAGGAGCTTAAAAAGAACTCTCTCCAGAGTAACTCTACTTCCTCCTAGAGTTTGGGCCTATTCGCAAGTTTAGGCCCTTTTTTTTGGTTGATTATATCTACGTATAGGTATATGATTATAGTATTAGTTCTAGGATATTTAATCTTTACTAACTGACCTAGCAGACGTTGCAGAGATAGTAAAGAGAACCTTCTGCAAAAGGAAATAAAATGGCAAATACTACTTTTTCAGGTGCAGTCCGTTCTGAAAACGGATTCAAAACAATAGTTAAAAATTCTTCGACAGGCGCTTTAAGTAGCGATATGACCCTGTCTACTTACGTGGCTACTATCACAGTTGCTGATGGCGATACTACAGGTAAAGAGTCTGCAATAGGCATTCCATCTAACTTCATCCCTATGGGTGTAACTGTTGCAGTTACAACTGCTGCAGCTAATGCAGTTAATCTTGTTGATATTGGCACAGATGCTGATACTGATGGGTTCGTTGATGGTATTAGTGCTGCAGTTAATAGCACAGGATTCAAAGGTTTCTTCCCATGTAATGGTGTTTTAGGTATGTCAGGTGGTACAACTACCGCTGCTACAGCAACAGCAGATGAAGTTGAAGTTGTTCTTTCTGGTGACCCTGGTGGAGACACAGTAGTTGTTCTAAAGTTTTTTGGGTTATCAAGCACTTCTGACGCATCATAATAGGGGGTAATCATGGCAATGTCTGACGTAATCGCTGTTACTAGGACTTCTGATGGGACATTCGTTAGTGGACGAACTAGAGTAAAACAGTTAGTAGTACATACTTCTGGCTCTGGTTC